CCCTTACATAAAATATATATAGTTAAAACGTATAATATTACTGCTATTAATGGTATCATAATTTTAAAAGTTAAATGGTCGATTAATACAATTACATTTTTCTATTTCTTCTCTTTCGATAGTATCAAAACCATACACTTCTGAACGTGTATATCCGTTGTCATAACAATCTGGACATTGATTATATTCTACAAAGTTGGTGAAATAGTATAAGTCAGAAATATAACCTACAAATTCATCGTTTTCGTTGAAAATCTCACCATCTTCAGATACTAATAAACATTGTGTATCGTTTAAATAGTCGATGCAAATTTCATCTTTTGATCCGTGAAAATTAACCTCGATTTCGTTAAAGTGGTCGGGTAAAAAATTGAACACTTTTTTAAAAATTTTTTCTACAACTGCCATGATTTAAAGTTTTAAAGGGTATTTCTACCCTATTATCTAACTACTGAATATTCATCTGTTTTTAAATATTGTTTCCAATCGTTTTCTGTCCAATAATAGGCACTATCAAATTCTTGTCTTGACATTCTAAATGTTCTATATTTAATAAATGTTTTTCCATTACTATCACACTCTCTAATAGTGTAAGTTCTTGCTGATTTGTTTGCTGTTGTTTTGATTGTTGCTTTCATGATTTTTAATTTTTAATATTAATATGCGTTACAGTCGCACCCCTGTTTTTTTTATAATTTTATTCTTGCTTCTTTAGAATTACAAGCTAACTTATTTAATTCTTTATAATTTGAGAAATAACTCATTTGCACTTTTTTATTTAGTCTGAACCAAAAAGTTGCAAAATCTAAATAATTATCAAATTTATATTCGTTATTAAATTTGTCTGTAAAGTTGTTGTATGCTTTCATGATTTCCTTTTTTAAATCGTTATCTATAGAACAAATATACACACTTATTTTTAATTAACAATAGTTATTGACAAAAAATAATAAAAAAATTATAAAATATTTTAAGAGATAAAAAAAGCGTAAGTTAATACGCTAATTTCTAAATGTTTATTCTTTACATTCAAAGTGCATCCAATCGTAATTCTTTTCTTTACCTAACGAAATAAATCCGTGCTTATAGAAAATGTCAATCATAGGTTTATATTCTGGTCGTGCAAACCTTGCTGTTTTTGCAGTTTCTTTTAAAAGATTTCTTGCAGGATCAAGATCTATTGCTACTCCCCACGAATGACGTGACCAGTCCGAACCACCACGCATTTTTCTAAAGTTAAAACAACCACCGAAAAGGTCTATACCTAACTCAACTATCTTCTCATAACCATAATGCTTTAATAAGTCGTTAAACACCGCTAAAAACTTATCTGAAACGAGTTTATGACAACTCATTCGAGTAACTTTAGTATCTAAATCCCACGCTAATCTCATAGGATAGGGTAAATTAATGGTAACTAAATAACCTGCACCTGTTATATTAGGTTTACCATACTTCTCTATTAGTTGTTTAGTCGTTAGCATTTTCAACAGTTAATTGAGATAAAACACCTATTACACTACCAGCTGTAATTAGATAACCACCTACTACGCTTAATCCAATTGGTGGTGCGATTAGTATAGCTCCTAAGCTACCTATTGTTATTCCTACTTTTTGTACCTTTTTCCAAAAGTTTGGAGTTGGTGCTTTAAATCTTTCTATTATATTCATAACTATTATTTATTGTGTTAATATATTTCCGATTTCGTCGGTTTGATTTTTAAATTCTTTATAGTCAAAAGCTAATTTATTATGATTTTTTACAAAATCTAAGCCTATATACGCCACGAAATAACCATCTTTAAAATAAGGCGCTACAATTAAAGATTTTACACCTTGCTTTTTTAATGCTAATCGAGTTGACGTTTCTTTTAAACTATCAATATCTCTATATCTACATTTATCCAACATTACTTCTTGTAAAAAGACAGGAAATAAAGATACTGGCAATTTCTGTAGTTCTCTTGATTCGTAACTAATACCATTTGCACAAACTTCGAAGCTCATCGAAGTGTGATTTCGGTGTGTTTTATCGTAATACATTACATTGTTAGAGAACTGGAAAATGTACGATCGATCAGCTTTATATTTCAACATTAAATCATTAAGCATTTGTTGAATAAGCACGTTATTATTTATATCGTGCTTTATTTCATCTTTCTTAACCTTACTTTCAACAACTTCTGTTATTAAAGACTTGTAATAAAACAAAATAAAGCTTAAGAAAATAAGTATTAAAAGGATTGTTTTCGCTTTTCTCAGTTGCTCTAAAATGTTTTTTACTTCGTTCATTATTTTTAGTTAATAAATTAAATTTCTTGCATTAATATTACTTTCAATTCCTGATTGATTAGATGATTGATCTGATAACCACACAACAAATTCATTAAAATACAAATCACCTGTTCTAAATGCTGAAAAAGGAGTTGTACCATAAGCCCCTACTACACCACCTAATGAAATGGTTTTAGATACACTACCTAACAAACTGCTATTTGCTTTTAACGAACCATTTAAAGAAGTTCCTGATACATTAATTACACCATTCATTAATCTAAATGTATTAATAGAAAGTGCTGTACCTATTGCAAATGTTATATTTCCTGATGTTGAGTTATACCCTAATATTTGAGTTGTTCCATAATCGGCATACATATTATTTGTCACATCTCTTCCTAATACATATTGATTAGCCGTTGAGCTTTTTTCGTAACTAAACCACCATGAATAAGATGTTGTTAATAATAGATTAGAACCAGTTACTAATGATTTTCCTGCAGGTGCTTTTATCGTAGCTATTCCATTTCTCTTAATTATAGTACCAGTTGTAACAATTTGTGGCTGGTTTGATGGTGTTGTTTGAACCAGATCTAAGGCACCGCTACCTCCACCAGATTGGTTGTACCATTTAACAACAAATCCATCGCCACTACCAACAAATGATGTTAATGAAGTTTCATTTATATAATTATTGACAAAACCAATATCTTGTTCTGTATTATCAGATGAACGTCTAACTCTTAAACAACTACCACTATAAGCTTCTCTTATCTTAAACATAGAATAAGCTGTATTAGCACCAGTATAAGTGTCTAATAGATATGAATAAGAAATACCACTATTTGCTAAAATTCCATGAGTTGATACTATCATAATTATGCTGTTAAATCTCCACTAATGTAAAACTCAGTCGCTGAAATTGCTATAATCGTAGCTAACGAATATTGACCAGTCAATTTAAGCTTTCCGCTTGGACTTCTTAATGTAACTCCAGCACCTGCTACAAATGTAACTTGACCAGCACCATATTGAGAAACTAATATTTGATTCCCTGCAGTAAATACACTATTGTTAATAGTTACGTTGTTAGCAGTTGCAACGTTCATTTCGATTAGTTTGTTGTTATCTCCAGCAACTAACGTGTAAGAGGCTGTTTTGCGATCTAACGTTAAGTTCTTAGTTGCATAACTTGAAAGGTCTTGGTCACCTGTATTCGTTCCGCTTGTGTTACCTATTACAGTTAATTGAGCATCTGTAACAAATCTTTTGTTTGATGAATCTGTAATGTTAGCCGTTGTTGTTGTATCACTATTAACCACATTTGAAAGTCCAACGTCCGATTTTGAAACGTTGTGAGGGTTGCCGCTTGTTAATTGTGAATGATCGTAAGCTATTTTACCTCTATCCCCTCTGTAAGCACTCGATGAAGTTTCACCTAATGCTAAAGAAGGACTAATTTCTATGTATGAAGAACCTCCCCAACGATAAGTTAAATTAGTATCTAATGCCAAATAAATAGTTGCAGTTGTACCCGTAACAGGGAATGCAGCTAAATTTGCATATTCTAACACATCATCTACATAAGACGGCAATTGTGAACTTGGAACTTTACCCGTACCATCTAATTCAGCTAAACCATTATTCGCACCTTTTAAATCAGTCGTTAAAAATGTAGAATAAATGTTAGTACCAGGTCTTTCAATTCTATATGAAATTTTGTATGGATATTGATTCACACAAGTCGCTACAATTAAATTATCAGCACCTGTTACGTATGGTAAACTATCCGCTTGTCTTTCAAAATCACTTGAAAAAGTAGGTTCTACGCTGTCATTGTGTAACATATATGAAGTACTTCCTACATAGTTAACACCACCCCATAATGTAATGTTACCTGTTAAGCCAGCTAAATTACCACCGCCACCAGTTACAGCATGAAAGTATCGACCATCAAATTTAAATTGCGTAGAAGCAACTTGAGGAGCTTGTTTAGTCTCTTTTCCGCTTAAAGATGGAACTGTAGGACTATCCGCCGTGCCGCCTAAATCACCAGCTAATTTAACTATTCCTTTAACACTTGCAGTAGCGTCAGGCACACTTACTATGTTGCTATCTACATATGTTTTAACTGCCAATTGAGTTGGATAAAGAGTATCAGAATTCCCTAAATTAACGTCTGTTGACTTGTTAGATTTATCTTCTTTACCATTTAAAGCCGTTTGGGTAGCCGTTGAAATTGGCTTGTTTAAATCGGATGTATTGTCGACTAAATCTAAGCCTATATCCGCCTTATTTACATAAATATTAACTGTATTACTCATGCTGACAAAGTTATTAAATTTATTTGTTCTTTATAATTTGAATTTACGAAAACATCAAACACCATATCAGGCAGTATTAAAGTACCTCCAGCAGGTACATCCGCACTATACGTGCTATCTGAATTAAAAACGTGAGCATCCTCACAAGGTACGCGTAAAATACCACCGTAATCATATCCATTTAGTGGAAGATCACAAATACCATTTGAATCTCTAAGCTCCAAAGAGAAAGTCAGTACATGACCTGCTATCTCATCTTTTCCACGTTCAACAAAAGCACTAATATTTGCGTTTGAAACTCTACCTATTAAAGTCCATCGTTTAGACTTCTTTAACAAGTTGAAAATATCCCTACAAATTTGTAAAGTATCCGATTTAGTTTCAACAAGATTTGAATTATCCTTATAAACTTTGTCAGCAATAACCATAACAAACTGAATATTGGTATTCAATTCGTTTATATTGCCACTATTATAGTCAATAGCCAATAATGGATAAAGCAAAGATCTGTTTTGAAGTGCCAGATTTAACTCACCAAAATAAAATGAGTTTAATTGATAGTGAGCCTTTTGAATTTCTTCAAACTCTTTCTCTAATATGTTTATAGTTGTTATCATGCGAACACAATATTAACGTCAGGTTCTCCGTTATCTGGTTTAATCTCTCCTAAACTATCATCACATGGATAAAGGTAACTGTAATAACTACCATACTCAGGGAATAGGGTATAGTTCAATTTTAAGAACCTAACTAATCTTTCACGATAAAAGTTATAATCTTTTTTCAAAGTGTTAATACTTCTATTCATTTCGCTTTCAGAAGCGTTGTTTACACCTTCTGAACTTACTTTACTTAATCCTATTTGTCTAAGCTCCAAAGTAGTCATTTCAACTGCTCTAACTTCTACAGATGCAACCAAACAAGGACTAATGTATTTATTCAAAAGTATTTCTTCATTTGCGTTTAAAGTATCATTATCTACAGCCTCTAACAAGTGATTAAATAATTGACTACCTAAAATAGACTCTAAAACAGTGTCTTGAACACGTGTAATTAAAGTAGATATTAAACTATCATCTACATTTGAACTAATATAACTTAGTTTCTTAAGGTTTGTTGTTGATATTAAATGAGCCATAACTTATTGATTTATAATAACTTGAAACCATGTGTGCCTGCATGAAGGAGTATGAACTTTGGTATTTGGATTGGTATACCAGCCACCTTTATACTCCCAAACATTTCTATCTATTCCAGCAGCTTTTAAACGTGCTGTAATCATATCTATCTCTTCGCGTTTGAAAACTTTTTTAGCTGCTAATAAAGCCTTACAGAAAGGTCTACTTGTTCCGCCTTCTTTAAGTGGTGGCGCGTCTGTTCTTTCTCTATATTGGTAAACAACTCTAAAGTCTACATTCCCAACATTGCTTTTACCTTGTGGTGTAAGTTCAAAACCTTTAATCATTCCTAATTTCTCAAGCTCGATTAATTGTTTAGAAACATAAGTAGCACCTTTATCAATTGCTTTAACAATAGCTCCGTAACTTTCTCCATTGTTAATTAGTTCGATGATTCTATTTTGGTCCGCACTTAAAGTATCGGCAAATTTGTATTTAGAAAGTAGCTCTTTTTCACTCATATCTAAGTTCTCAAAGCTTTTTATTTCTTGTGAGTATACTTCTTTATAGTCAGTAGTTCCAACTTCGTTAAACCAGCTTAAAACAACGTTTTCGTTTACTTCGCTAAAAGCTTGCCTTGTGCCTTGTAAAACATCTCCATTTACAATTGGAGGTAAACCAGCCAATGCTCTTTGTTCATTGATTGTTAAGTTAGCCAAAACAGAAGTAGCCAATAAAGGACTCATTTTGTCAATAGTATCTGCAATTTGAGATTTACTTTCAACTTGTTGTGTTAATTGTAAAGGTTTCGGGATAAAAAAGATACCACCAACAAAATTATTAAGTGTATAATGTGCATATTCTAAAGCATCTGTTATAGTTTTTTGTCTGTCTTGGGCGTAGTTATTCATAAATATAGAATAAGCTGTTTCAAGCTCTGCAGTTCCCCCTAATTGTCCAGCTGTCTTAACCGAAAATAAAGCAGGATTAATAACAGAATGACCTACCATAATCTCGTCAACAATACTTTCTTGAGTTAATAGGTAACGTTGATCTAAATTATTTCCGTTAATTTGAACAACACTTGGCGCTGTTTCTTGTGACTTACTAAAAGTAACTACAATTCCACCTTGTTTATCTCGATCAGAGCTTTCACCTTTAAGTTTAGCTACAATCTTTTTCTTCTCGTCTTGATTGTTTGGCTCACCAGTTGGCACGTTAATAATTGTCCCACCTTTAAATCCATTCACAACTTCTGAATATCTAAAATAGTTCATTTCAACACTTGCCAAAATTGAACTAATACAACCGCTATATGATGGAATCGGATAAACTGATTTAGTAAGTTGTTTCGTGCGGTCGTCAACTAAATGTTGTTTTGATTTCGCGCTAACATATAATAATACTTCGCTATCTTGTAAGGTTAAAGCTTCTATTGATTTGATTAATTTATAACCAGTCTTTTCTTCACTTTGATTAGGTTCTTTCCAATTTTCTGAATATTCGTAATACTCATCGTTTGATGATTTTCTAATCAATTCAACAGGAATATGGTGAGCATCCCAAAATTTACTAATAGGATTTTTCTTGAATAGGACCGCAAAAGAATTTAATATTTCTTGGTCATTCGCTAACATTACAGCTATTTCATCCAAGCTATAAGGTGCGTTTCCATTCTTCTTTATAAGCTCCCATTTCGCTTTATCTGTTGTATCTGAATCTA